AACCGAGTTCGCATTCACACGATTCCTTACACCATATCTAAAAGGATATTATGGATATGCATTATTTTGCGACTCTGATTTTATCTGGCGTTGCTCACCTCGGGAACTTCTCCAAAGAGTTGATCCGCTCGACGCAGTCACGGTCGTCAAACACAACATCTCACCCGAGCAACTCAAAGAAGAGAAGATGAATGGTAAGAAGCAAGTCTGGTATCCTAAAAAGAACTGGTCGTCTATGATGTTGTTTAATTGCGAACATCCTAAGACTCGCGCTCTTACACCAGAAGTTGTTTCAGAAGCACCTGCCAGTTATCTTCATGGCTTAGAATGGACTTGGGATGCATCGGTAGGTGAAGTTGATAAGACGTATAACTATTTGGTCGGATACTACAACGACAGAATCGATCCTAAAGTGTTACACTACACTGACGGAACTCCTCTACACGCTGGTTATGAAAACTGCGAGTTCGCAGAAGAGTTTATGAAATATGTTCAACCAAGAACTGAATGACAGGTCTACTGCCAAACTAAGAGAATATTGTAAAGGGAAACGTGTATTGCTGGTTGGTAATGCAGCTTCCCTTTTCAATCATGAGTATGGTGACTTAATTGACAGCTATGATGTGGTTGTTAGATTTGGCAAGGGCATTCCCACAGTCGAAACAAAGAAACATCTAGGAACCAAAACTGATGTTTGGTTCTTCGGTAGCTTGCGCGCGAGTATGTTCCAATCATGGAAAGATGCTAGGTTCAAAATATTTAATTACACGCAGATAGGGTTGTATGATCCGAAAGCAACATCTCTGATGTTTCCATCTTGTATGGCTACTAATAGATTTCAAATCTATAAAGATTATTTTATTCTTGGTGATTCTGATCTCCACAAGAAATTGATCTCAGAGATTTATTCTCCACCAAAATCTACAGAGTGGAAGAAAGCACCCAGAATATCTCAGGGTACAATGTGTTTTCTTTATTTCGATAAAATTATACAAACACAATCTCAATTAGATTTTGTTGGGTTTGATTTCTTTGAGTCAACCTTAAAGTTTGAACTTGGTGGGAAACAAAAACAAATATACAGTTGGCACGTTCCTATTCCTATGGATAATCATGAACACAATCCACATGGAGCCGATAAAGAAAAGGACTACATATTAAAGAGGGTTAGTGAGTCAGAAAACAAAATGTTCATACATCCTATGAATACGGATCTCTCTTCGGAAATATCAACTAAGCTGATTAACAAGTATAGACCAGGAGCCATACCAAAGTGAAGTACGAAATATGGACTATGGATTCTTGTCCTGCTTGTATTATTACTAAAGAAATATTCCAAAAGCATAACATAGAATTCACAGAAAAGAAAGTGTTCAAGGATTTTAGTATCCCAGAACTCGAACAAGCAACAGGAAAACGAGCATTACCTTCTATCTTCATTGATGGAGAATATGTTGGTAGCTCTGAATGGGTAAACGAAAACTTTAAGGATTAATTATGAGAAACATTATAATTTTTAGCAAAACAAACTGCCCATACTGCGTATCGGCAAAACAATTTCTTTCATCAAAGGGATATACTTTTGAAGAAAAGATGGTCGGTGTAAATGCCACGCGTGAAGAGTTGCTTGAAGCAGCCCCAAATGCTCGCACCGTTCCGCAAATTATCATCGATGGTAATCTAATCGGCGGTTACGATGACCTAGTAAAGAACTGGAATACTATCAAAGAACAATATCTACCTGAACAGACTTTCTTGGCAGAATAATATGATTAAGAATAAAAAGATTTTGGTAACAGGCGGTCTAGGATTCGTAGGATCGCATCTAGTTGATAGTTTAGTCGAGCATAATGACGTCACCGTAGTGGATAATCTTTCTACTGGCGACTTGTTTAATATCAACAAACAAGCTGTCACTTTAATTCAAGATGTAGAAACCTTCTTCAAGGCTAGTGACGAAGACTTCGATATTATCTTTCACTTCGCTAACTGCGCGCGCATCGCTCGCTCGTTCGAACATTGCGAAGAAACTTTACTCAACAACTATAACTCAACTGTTGCGGTCTGTGAGTATATCAAGAAGACTAATCCGAAAACAAAACTAATCTTTGCTTCGTCGTCTACTACTGAGTTCGCTGACAAGCTAAACAACCCATACACCTTCTCAAAGGTAGTCTGTGATGAGATGCTTCAGCTATATCGCCGTCACTTCGCTCTAAACTTCGACGTAGTTAAGTTCTACAACGTATTCGGCTCGAAGCGCGAAAGTCTGCTCGGCGATTACACCACCATCATCCGTAAGTATATTGACTTGTACGAGAAGGATGAGATGCTAGTGGTTTACGGTACTGGCGCACAAGCGCGTGACTTTACTCACATCGATGATACGATTGATGCGTTGCATATCGTAGGAAATCTATCGAGCGAGGGCAAGACCTATCATATCGGCACAGGAAAAGCGACGCAAATCCTAGAAGTCGCGAAAGCATTTAGACACAAATACCATCATGCTAAACCGCGTGATTATGAAGTTGCGTTTGTAATGTGTAAAGAACCAAATGTTCCTGGTTGGTCAGCTAACCGAGAAGTGATTGAATGGGTTACAGAATGGAGAGATAATTGTGGCGTTCGCTGAAGATAAAATTGCACCAAACGCCATGGGCGGTACAGAGCTGATGAAGCATGCGCTTGCTTCGCGCATGCCTGAAGGATTGCTGGATAATTTTCAAATCTTCATCTCGCGCGTGCACGAGGATCTGGATCCAAACAAAATTAAAATCTATTGGCATCAGGATCTACCTTGGGATCCTGCGGCGACTCACCTAAAAGAAACATGGCAACAGTTTGACCACATCGTGTATAACTCGAACTGGCAAGCTGATATGTTCAACAAGTATCTCGGTGTTCCTTATCATCGTTCTTCTGTTTTAGAGAACGCAATTGAACCTATTGAATATAAAGTCAAGCCTTCTAGAACTGATGGTATTATTCGTATTATCTATCACACCACACCGCACCGTGGACTAGAACTCCTAGTTCCTGTGTTCGAGAAACTATGTGAGAAGCACGACAACATTCAACTGGATGTTTATTCGTCATTCAAGATTTATGGTTGGGGCGAACGTGACGCACAGTATGAAGCCTTGTTTGAACGATGCAAGAATCACCCGAAGATTAACTATCATGGGTCGGTTCCGAACGCAGAAATACGCGCAGCCCTGCAGGATGCCGATATTTTTGCTTATCCAAATATCTGGGTTGAATCGTCGTGCATCTCTCTTATTGAAGCAATGAGTGCAGGTGTAATCTGTATTCATCCTAATTATGGTGCACTCTACGACACCTCTGGCGCATTAACCAGAATGTATGGCTGGCACGAAGATCCTAACGAACACGCTGGTCGTCATCTAGCAGTCCTAGATGAAACTATTGAAGATGTAAAGGCTGGTAGGCACGTTGAAGAAGCCAACTACGTTAAAGCATATGCCGACCTGCGCTTTAATTGGAAAAGGAGAGCCTACCAATGGCAAGCTCTCCTTGAGGGTTTGAAAGCCAGTACGCCAGCTTCCAAGTTTATTACATTGAAATCTTAAAAAATAACTGCGCCGAGAACAAAGCCGACGACTAGTAGAACGATTTCTTTATTATAAGCTAGAACGAATGCTGTTACCTTTTCCATAGATTACTCCTTATGCGCCCACCATTGCGGCGAACTTTTTGGTTTTCTCTTTTCTATCGTCAAGACCGTGAGTACCGCCATTGATTCTTTTTGTCAATGCGGTAATCGCTGCGTCGCCGACGCCTTGGTCACAAATAGCCCATAGTTTATTCTTTTCAAAGAAGAAGATCGCGGACTCGAACGAGTACTCGGTAGCAACCAAGTCTGGGTTGTCCATGATTTCTGGCTTCTTTAGATAATCAGCAAATGCTTTATAGTTGTCTTTACCAGTCAACTGAAGAGCGCCACGACCACGATACTTCCAGCCGTCGCCCGAAGCTTCGTTTCCATTGCCCATACGATTAGCATAAACTCTGTTAGCAATCTTTTCTGGATTGCGCGCAGCTTTTGCTGCAGCTGCAGCGTCGAAGTATTTACCGAAGATTTTGGTTAAGCCATCTGCCGAGTAGTTTAGGTTTTCAGAGAATGCTTTGAAATTACCTGACTCATGGGCAGTCTGCGCGAAGAAATGCGCAGCGCGAACTGGTGACATTTTATAGAATGCCATCGCAGCTTTTAATGTTCCTGGACCAAATGCACCGTCAGCGGTAACACCGATTTTCTTTTGTAATGCAACTAAACTCATGACTGCTCCTTTGTTAATATTGTTATAATGTAAGGATTAACCACGTCAGTCTATTTATAAATAGGTTGACTATAAGAGAGATTATATGAGCTACGACGCTATATTTAAGATAATTGCCGAAGTTGGATTTCCTATCGCTGCAGCTATGGCTGCTGGCGTGTTTGTCTATTTCGTAATTAAGTTCATATTGACTGGTGTGGTAAAACAGATCCAAGGGTTGCAGGGTATAATCATCGCATTAGATAATCGTGTGAAAACCATGAATCATGATATCATCCGAGTTGATGCGGTTGTTAGTTCTGCGCTAGGTCTAAGACCAGATCTCGATAGACTCGCAAGAGCAGACGGCAAAAACGACGCAAGGAGAGACTAATGTCAACACTAGAAGACTTAATTACTATAATGCATGATTATGCAAGAATTATGGAAAATGAAGATGGCATAACCACTGAAAGTATGTTCCTAAGAAGAACAGCTGATACACTTAGCAATATGGTATCAGATAAAAAATATATTGCTACGCTTAGAGAAACAAAATGAATCCTGATGTAGTCATTGAGTTGATTAAACAATATGGCTTTCCTATCGTCGCTGCGGTCGGGATGGGATATTTCGTATTCTTTATTTACAGCTTTGTTACAAAAGAATTAACACCGTTGATTGGACAAACCAGCGGTATTTTAATTGCATTGATTGACCGTATTCGTATGTTAGATAATGACTTAATTAGATTGCAACAAAAAGTCAGCGTTGTCCTACAAATGAAAGAGGAAGAGAAACATGCGAATAAGCATAAGCCTAAGTCTGATAAAAATACTGACACTTGAATTTTTGTTAGAGACTAACGGAAAGAAAAAGAAAGAGGAGAAGACTGATGAAGAAACTCCTGCTGCTTAGTCTATTACCTTTCAGCGCGTTAGCTGGCGATATAACCTTTCAATTCAAAAGCCCATCCTTCAACGGACAGGGTACATCATCACATTATCTAACTATTGAGAATCAAGAAACTTCTCGTAAAGAAGCCATCGCCAAGAAATTAGAAGACGAGTTGAAGGCTGCCATCGCAGCGGAAAACAACTCAACTGTGAACCGATTCTTGAAAAACGTAGAGTCAAGAATATACGCTGAATTATCAAGACAGCTAGTGACCAATCTATTCGCAGAAGGCGCAACTGGTTCTGGTTCGCTTAACCTACAAGGATACAACATTAACTATCAGTCGACGGTTGATGAGAACGGAGCAGAAGTATTAAAACTTATCATAACTAATTTAACGGATCCCACAGATGTTACGAGCGTCACTATTCCTATTAGCGGTTTCTGTTGCTTCGGTTAATTTAACTGGTTGCTATACACTACACGCTGCTGGCGGAAAAGTGGTAGAGACATCAGAAAAGTTTAACGGATTACATATACAGAAGATCGACCAAGCTGAGATTCAAGAGTTCGTCTTCAATAGAGAACTCAGAGATCTGCCACCTGTGGTCCAGAAGCCGACGATCGCGATCTATTCGTTTGCTGATTTAACAGGTCAGCGCAAACCTAGCGAAAACCTATCTTCGTTTTCGACTGCTGTAACGCAAGCCCCAGAGGTGTTTCTAATTCGCGCTCTTCGCGGTGCTGGCTATGGCGAAGTGTTCCAAGTAGTAGAGCGCAAAGGATTAGAAAATCTTTCTAAAGAACGCCAGCTTATTAAGTCTACTCGTGAGTCTTACGAGGGCGAAGGTATAAATAAACTGCCACCACTGCTCTTTGCTGGTTTAATCATAGAGGGTGGAGTTGTTGGTTATGATACTAACACGATGACAGGCGGTGCTGGTGCAAGATACTTGGGTATCGGTGCGTCCAAACGCTATGTCAAAGATACAGTTACAGTTTCACTTCGTTTGGTTTCGGTTGCGACAGGCGAAGTTCTTATAGATGTCATTTCAACTAAGACAATTCTGTCGGTAGGATACTCGCAGGATGTGTTTCGTTTCGTAGAAGCAGGAACGGCACTCGTTGAAGTTGAAAACGGAACAGCTCAAAACGAGTCTGTAAACATCGCAACGCAAAAAGCAATAGAAGAAGCAGTGTTACAACTTATCAAAAATGGTAAGGCGAAAGGATACTGGCAATTCAAATAAAAGGAAAAGTAAATGAAGAACGCCATCTTCTTCGTGATGCTTTTGATGACAGGTACAGTATTGGGTCAAGCTAGTGACAACCAGATTTATATTAATCAGGTTGGTCAACAGGCTACAATTGTCATGGAACAAACTGGTGAAAATAACACCATAGGTTCTGATGACGGTCAAACACCGTTTTACTTTAACGGCAACCAACAAGATATTACCATAACACAAACTGGTAATAACAACTCGCTATATGGTTGGTTATATGGCAACGGTATCCTAGCAAGCATTTTAGGATATGGCGATAATAACGAAATTACATTAAACAACAACCCGAACGGTTCGTTTAGTGCAGACGACACAGAGTATGACATTAATATCACTGGCGGAAATAATACTCTGCTAATGAATGTTGGTACAGCTGATGTGGCTGACGGTTCTACTTTCACATGGGATATTACTGGTGATTACAATAACTTCAATGCTACTGTAAACTCAGAGAATGCTGAAAGCACCATCACAATGGTTGGTAATTACAATAACGTAACAACAAGCGCAACTGGTTTTGCTGGACATAGCGTAAACATCGACCACACTGGCGATTATACAAACTTCAACATTACACAGGCTGGCGCAACTGAAACCAACTCAATCACCATAGAGAGTACAACTAGTGGAACTGCACAAACTCCTTCTACCATTTGTGTTTATCAGTCTAACACTGGCACCTCTGGCTGCTGAGTCTAAGATTGGTTCAATCACCGAGCTGAAGGGAACAGGTTCAGTTGTAAGAAAGACTCCGCTCCCAGCTAAATTACAGCTGGGAATCGAGATGCGTGATGACGTAAGAACAGGAAATGGTCGTATGAAGATCGATTTCCTAGATGGCTCGATACTTCGAGTCACCGAACAGAGTAAAGTCGTAATAGATGAATTCGTTTACGATCCTAATCCAAGTAAAGGCAAATTGGCTGTCAACTTCGCAAGTGGGACAGCCAGATTTGCTACTGGGAAAATGAATAAAATTGATAAGAAAAATGTATCAATTAAAACACCCACATCACAGATCGCAGTTCGCGGTACAGACTTCACAATCACCGTCGACGAACTCGGTCGTAGTTTAGTAATCCTTCTCCCCGATGAGAACGGTGCACCATCTGGTGAAATCTTAGTTGCTACCAACGGTGGCTCGGTGGTACTAAACAAATCTATGCAGTCAACCGTTGCATTCTCGAGCGACTCAGCTCCAACTAAACCAGCCATCCTCGACCTTTCCTTAGACCAGATCAACAATATGCTTATTGTTAATCCTCCTAAAGTAGTAGAGCAGGAAGAAGATGAGATGATACTAGAGGAAGATGCGCTTGCTTACAACGAACTTGACGTAGACTACCTAGCAATCGAACAAGAAAGAGACGCGCTAGAGTTTAATGATATTGACATTAACTATCTTGAAGTAGATTATCTGGCTGACATTATCCCAGTTATGATTGAAGTAGATAAGTTACAAGAAGCGAAGTTGGGTGAGGTTCGCACTGCTGCTGAAATTACAGGTACAGATATCGGACTTGACGCGCAGACAGGTTTGCTAACAGTATTAAATAAAGATATTATAACTATATCTAAGGATAACAACGGAAAGATTAAATTAGTGCTTGATGAGAAAACAGCTTACAACATTATCTTTAATCTTGATGGTAAAGAGTTCAATGTGGTCATCAATGGTGGTGACAGCAATACAATTATTATAAGGCAGAAGAAATGAAATTCCTAACAAAGTGGTATCTAGCATTAATTACACTCGGACTCTTGGTCGCCCTGCGCTTCTATGACCCATTCTTGGTTGAAGCCACACGACTAACTTACTTTGATTCGCTACAACGTAGCCACGAGCAGATTAAGTCTAGCGATGTTCTACTGGTTAATATCGACGAGAAAGCAATTAAAGAATACGGTCAATGGTCTTGGTCGCGCGATAAGTTTGCTAATCTTTTAGATAGAACTGCAGAAGACAGCATCAGCGTATTTACTGTTATCTATTCAGAAGAAGATCGCTTCGGTAAAGACCAAGTATTCGCGGACGCGCTCGCGCGAAGAGCCACCATCATTTCGTCAGCACCAACTGACCAATCTATTGAAGGTCTTGGTCCACACGTAGGAACCGCAACTCTCGGCGGCAATCCATTTGATTATGTAAACAGCTGGTCTGGTATTCTACCGCCAGTAACAATTCTAGCTGAAGCGTCAAGCGGTGTAGGTGTATCCTCTACTATCGGTGACGTTGATGGTACAATCCGCAAACTACCAATGGTCGTTGGCGCTAATGAGCAAATCTATCCATCAGTTGCGCTTGAAACTATTCGCGTCGCTGCTGGTGATATCTCGTATCAAATGAAAGTTGGTGAAGCTGGTGTTGAAGCTGTTCGCATTCCTAAGTTTGAGCCAATTAAAACAACTGCTGATGGCTCTGTCTATATTTCTTATTGGAATAAGTTTGACTCTATCTCTGCTGCTGACATCACACCTGAAAATACAGCTGGCAAGTTTCTTATCTGGGGTGTCACCGCTGAGGGTGTAGCCAACCCAGTTCCTACTTCTGTCGGCTCAATGTATCCGCATGAAGTTCAGGCTAATCTATTACAAACAGTTCTGAATGGCAACACAATCGTTCGCCCTGACTACGCTGACTTCCTTGAGCTGGTTATTATTCTATTCGTCGGTCTGTTAATTATTCTGGCTGTTTATAAAGCACCAATGAAACTAGTTCTTCCGTTGGTTATTCTAATTGCTGGTGGGTTTGGTTATGCATCATATCACTACTGGAAAACTGAGTATCTGCTACTTGATGCTTCGCTACCAGTTCTAGGCATGCTTGTTATATTCGCTCATGCTTCATTTGCTAAGTTCCTCGAGAACTTCCTACTCAAGCAACAGATTAAGAAGCAGTTCGGTACATACTTGTCACCAGCGATGGTTGAGAAGCTACAAGAAAACCCAGATCTGCTACAACTAGGTGGCGAATCACGCGAACTGTCAATTATGTTTACTGACGTTCGTGGCTTTACAACTATTTCAGAACACTACGGAAAAGACGTACAGGGTCTGACTAAAATTATGAATCGTTACATGACTGCGATGACACAGAAGATTATTGAGAACGAGGGTACGCTAGACAAATACATTGGCGACGCTCAGATGGCTTTTTGGAATGCTCCTCTTGATGATGCCCAACACGCGAAGAATGCTTTGCGTACAGGTTTAGCTATGCTAGGTGACCTGGAGAAATTTAATGAAGAAATATCCAAAGAAGGGATTCCTGCATTTGGTATGGGACTTGGCATTAACACTGATGTTGTTGTTGTGGGTAATATGGGGTCTGTTCAGCGTTTCGATTATACTTGCTTGGGCGACGGTGTCAACTTGGCTGCAAGATTAGAAGGACAAAGTAAGTCCTATGGTGTTAAGTTAATCATTGGTCCAAAAACTGCTGAATATGTTGAAGACGAGTTCCCGATTATTGAGCTGGACTACATTGCGGTAAAAGGAAAGACAGAGGGTGTACATATTTTCACCGTTGTTCCTGATGACAAAGCTGGAATCAATAAACACAAATTGTTCTTGGAGTATTATTACAACCAAGAGTTCAAACTTGCGATCGCGACAGCCGAACAATTAAAGTTCCATTTTGATGGAAAGATGGCTGAATACTATGATATCATGATTGAGCGAATTAGCGGAATGAAGCGAAAAGATGGCTGGGACGGTATTTACCGAGCGACTTCCAAATAATACGCTAAGTCGTTGATTTTTAAGACCCTTATAAGTCGTTGATTTATAAGGGTTTTTTATACCTTGTTAAGTCGTTGATTTATAAAGGTTTTATTATTTTACTTCTCGGTTTATAGGAGTATAATAATTGTATGGAAGGAGAATACTATGTTTGACCGTATGCCATTGATTTCCTCGGAAGTCGAGGTAACAACTAGTTTCAAGGAATCTTATCTGTTCTCGGATAACGAGTTCCGATTCACGACTTATCGCGGAAAGGTTATCAATCCGCCATATCCGATTAGCAACACAGAGTTTGCTCTCGCAGACAAATCCATGCCATTCGGTCATCGCATCATTAATCTGCGTCATGTCTTTGACCTGAAAATGATTAAAGGTGCAACGAAGCCTGTCGTTCAACAAACCAAGATCGTACACATTGAAGTTCCAGGAAGCAAAGGAAACACATATCACGTCACTAACGAAAGTGGTCGATGGACGTGCACCTGTGCTGGATTTCAATTTCGCCGTCAATGCAAGCATACGCAAAATGCCAGCGTTGTATAATTTTACTTTCAACCAAAACCGTAGTATAATAGTTCTAAAGGATATTTATGGCTCAGCCAGAAAAGAAACGCAAACCGCGTAAACAATATGATGCCGTTGGTGGCGAACCTGTAATCCATAACCCAGAGGGTGTGGAATTTGTTCGTGCACTCAACTGGTTTAACAATCAGTGGACTCCTGACAATGCCAAGAAGTGGCTTGTAGGATACATGACTAAGAACAAGTACAGCAAAGATGACATTTCTGCTGTGTCTGGTAAGGTCCGGAAAATAATTCCGACCACCGCATCTCTCGCGCGTCTATACACGAACGGATCCACTATCGATCCGAAGTATCACGCGACCATCAAACAAAGTATTGATACTGTCCTAGATTCCAAGCGTCCGGAACTTGACGAAGACGGTAATCCCATCATCGTAAACAAAGTTGTCAAGCCGAAAGCTGTTCCTAGCGAAATGCTTGAATTCATGGACGATCTCATCGCGCGCTCGCTCGCGGGAGAGAAGATTAAAGTCGACTTCTATAAGACGTTGATGGCTATGAAAGCAACTAAGTTCCACCTAGACGAACTGTCGTCTGAGTATTCTTTATTGCTAGAAGAACTTAACGAACTGACCGATAAGGAAGACGAGCAACTTCTCGAGGGCTACAATCACGTCAGCTGGAAAGCAGTCAAGCAAACTATTGAACTGCTGACTGACATGAATACTCAATTCAAACAGATTAAAGCTGTTACGAAATCTGCTGCTCGCAAACCACGCGCCAAGAAACCACCGAAAGTCGAAAAGATTATCGGAAAGTTGAAGTATCAGAAAGAGAACGCAGAGTTCCGCGTCGCTTCTATCGACCCAGCTAAACTGCTTGGTGCCAAGTATCTGGTCGCGTTCAATACTAAGACGCGCGATCTTTCCCTATACTATGCGCTCGAGGGTGGCTTCTCGGTCAAAGGTACTAGTATTATCAACTTTGACGGAACCAAATCCCTTATCAAGAAGCTTCGTAAACCGCTTGACATCCTTCCGCTCATCGATACTCGTATCAACGCTGAACGTCAATTCAAGCAGTTGAAAACTGAAGGACGTGCTGCCAACGGTCGCATGAATGATACCACTATTCTTTACAAGGTATGGTAATGAAAGGAATTATCTTTTTGTTTATTATAATGATTGCTTTAATGATTATTTCTTCCTTGCCATTCATAATCGGATTTATATTGGGGTTTCTAAGTGCGTAAACAATACTGGACGGTACAAATCTTTTATCACAAGCGACCACGCCAAGGTCATTGCTTAGAACTAGACTATAATGATAAAACAACTGCTATTCAACACGCTGTCAGCTGGCGCGAGCTGGGTTATACAGTAAAGATAAATGCTGGCACCGATCTACCGCTATCTTTCCGCGATCCGCGCGATGAAATGATCGACGAGATCGAAGAACCAGTCGTGCCAATGAAGCGAGGAAGAAAGGCGAAATACCTATGAGTGACAATAATGTAATTGATGTTTCGGATCGCTTCAAAGCAATCCAAGAAGAGAACGACACGAGTAAGAAAGTGGCTGATTTGGTAGACCAGTTCGCAAACGCATACGGTGAAGTCACCGACATTGCTGATCTTGCGCTCGAAGCTGCATGGGTTATTTTGGTAAATCGTGGTATCAAACCGCTAGATGTTAATGTAAAAGACTATGTCCTGTTCCGCGAAGCTATGTATTCTATGTTGCTTCGTCAACGAGGTATCGTACATCCTCTGCAAATAACTGCAGAAGATTTCCATGAAATGGTAGAATAAAATGTTTATTATTGATTTACAACAAGTGATGATTGCTAATCTGATGACTCAGCTTGGCTCTCATCAAAATGCCAAGCTAGATGAAGATCTGCTTCGCCACATGATTCTGAACGGATTGCGTAATATCCGTAAGAAGTTTGCAGCCGACTATGGTGAGATGGTTATCGCCTGTGACTCCAGCAGCTGGCGTCGTGGCGCGTTTCCATACTACAAAGCCAACCGTCGCAAGAGCCGTGATGCTTCTGATATGGACTGGACGACTGTGTTTGACACATTCGCTAAAGTCCGTGAGGAGTTGAAAGCATACTTTCCGTATCGTGTCATTCACGTAGATAACGCTGAAGCCGATGATGTTATCGGTGTCCTCGTACACAAGTTCGGTGTTGAGTTTGGTAATGCTGAAAAGATTATGATTGTCTCTGGTGACAAAGACTTCAAACAACTGCAATGCTATAATAACGTCGAGCAATACGATCCTACTCGCAAACGCATGTTGAGCTGTACGGATGCCGACGAGTTCCTGCGCGAGCATATTATCCGTGGCGATACCAGCGACGGAATTCCGAACATCCTGTCTAAGGATGACTGCCTTGTTACTGGTACGCGACAGGGTATCATCACCCAGAAGCGACTTGACTACTTTATGACTACTCCGTTCGAGCAGTTGAAAGACGAAGAGCAACGCAACTGGAAACGAAACGAGCTTTTGATTTCACTAAATAATATACCGAGTGAGATTAAGGATAGGATTATCCAAGAGTATGACTCGGAAGCAGGTAAAGATAGGAACCAACTGTTCAACTACTTTATCAAACACAAACTAAAGTTTTTAATGGAAAACATTTCGGAATTCTAATGATGAAACGCATCTCCCAAATTCTCGAGGAAGCTGCTGCGCTTCCCGATGTACAATCCCGAGTAGAACACCTACACAAACATGATAGTGTAGTCCTACAAGGTGTCCTTAAAGTTATGTTCGACGAAGATATCAACTTAGATCTTCCTTCTGGCGAACCTCCCTACAAACAAGCAACTCAAGAACAAGCTACCGACCTAGAAGAGCGTCTGTATTCAGAGTGGAAGAAGATGTATCTTTTCTTTCCTGGAAACAACATCGCCAAGGTTCGTCGCGAACAATTGTTCATTCAGTACCTCGAAGGATTACATCCCGAGGATGCCAAATTAATTCTTGCTATGAAGGAGCATCGTACACCGTGGAAACCGATGTCGGCTCATGTTGCTAGGAAGGCATATCCGCAATTGTTTCCCAAGCAAGTTGCAGAAGATAACGCTAAAGCTGAAAAAGAAGCTAAGAAACAAACTGTATGACTATAAAGCGCGCATCTTTTCACGAAAGGGAAGACAACATCAAAAAACCAAAACGTCCTGAACGCAAAGAACGAAATCTCAAAAATGCGCTTAGGTCTAACGATCTCGACCATCTGCTGGAATATACCGAAGATGAGTTTGATGACGAAGAGGATTATCGATGGAAATGACAATTGTATTTGCTTTGATTATCCTAGCAATTTATGGTTGGTACATGCACCGACAAGGTAAGACCGCTGGTTTTATCAAGGGTTCTATTTGTGGCGGAAGCGTAGTTCTTTCTCAGCTCATACACGAGAAAACCCTAACACGCAAACAAGCAAAACAGATTCTTCCAGCACTTAACGATGAGTTAATTGATCACTTTATAGAGCAGATTAAAGATGCCACTGTACAATCTCAAAAACACTGAAACTGAAGAAGTCTTCGAAAAGTTTATGAAGATCTCTGAGATGGAAACATTCCTCTCGGAGAATCCGCACGTCATACAATGGCATGAAACGCCAACAACATTCAGCTATAACGACGCTAAGAAGCCAGACGCTGGTTTCCGCGAAGTTCTACAAAAGATTAAATCCAAACACAGGGGGAACACAATAAACGATTGGTGATGATTCCATAAACTAAAACAACAAGGATCTTCAATGAAAAGAACCGCCAAAACAGCAGCTAAGAAAGTGGTAAAGATTAATAGTTTAGGTTTAGAGTTAAGAGAGATCAATCCGATGACGGAAACGCAGAATATAGTGTTTCGCTCGTTTTATGATAACCACCTACTGCTACACGGAATTGCTGGTACAGGTAAAACATTTATTTCGTTATACCTTGCATTAAAGGAAATGTTGGAATATGGTACATTCAAAAAGATCTACATTGTTAGAAGCGCAGTGGCAACACGCGACGTTGGCTTTATGCCAGGAACATTGGATGAGAAACTAAGAGTTTATGAGCAACCCTATCGAGAAATCGTAAACAACCTGCTGTGTCGTGGTGACGCTTACGATATTCTCAAGAATAAAAATGTAATAGAATTCATGTCAACCTCGTTTATTCGTGGTTTGACTATTGACAATGCAGTAGTGATTGTAGACGAGATTCAGAACCTTTCGTTCGCGGAACTTGACTCAGTTATCACTCGTGTAGGCGAAGGGACAAAGATTGTCTTTTGCGGTGACTTCCGCCAAACTGACTTAAAGAATGCAAAAGAAAAGAGCGGTATTCATGACTTCATGAGTATCTTAGATAAAATGAAAAAATTTGACCACATTGAGTTTTTAGAAACCGATATCGTACGATCTGGTTTGGTTCGCGATTATATTGTCACTAAGACGGAGATGGGTCTGGCATAGGAATATATGAAAAAGATTTTATTAGCAGCAATGCTTGCAGTATCCTCCCAGTCCGTCGCAGCGGACTGGGAGATGATTCCCGAATCAGAGTTCTGTATCGCAAGAAACGGAATTGATTGGGGCAAAGGTAATATCGGCGAAACACGATTTGGTTGGTTTGACGATAAACTCTATCTTTCCGCAATTAATGCAAAGTGGAATATCAAAGCCAGTAAGGAAAATCCTTTCGAGAGCGCAGCTGAAGCTGACTTTGACGGGATCCGTGTTCCAGTTATGGTTTATTCGCGCGACTCTAGCACCGTTATCGTGGAACTCGAAGGTTCAGTTGAAAATCTAGACATCATCGTTAATTCTACCGCAATGAAAGTTTATGCGGTTGGAAATTATAGTGACTTCGTGTTTGGCTTCGAACTTGATGACATGAAGCAAGCTATTGCTCGTGTCGGTCAATGCTACTTTACGACTAAAGTATGACTCCGTCTGATCTCTGTGTTGCTTGCGGTATGTGTTGCGACGGAACATTGTTCGGCAATGTCGTTTGTTCAAAAGAAGAAGCCGACTATATGGGTTCACTTGGCTTAGAAACCAAGAAGAAAGACAATCAAATTAATCATGTGTTTCTTACTCCTTGTTCTATGCATATAAATGGCAGTTGTTCGATCTACGAAGATCCCAAAAAACCAAAGACCTGTTCTGGCTATAAGTGTGCTTTGTTAAAGCGAGTTCTCCGAAACGAGATTACACCAGAACAAGCGTTGGTAAAAGTTGAACGTGTGAAGAAAGCGAAGGAAGACTTGGGAGTTTCTTCAGTAGTAGAAGCAAGACAGTTAAAAACAACCGAATCTAAAAAATTCCTTCAAGATATACAACTCGGGTTCTACGGACCAAAGAAGAAGTGATGTTCAAAAATAGAATTGATGAATTCGTTATCCCGCAAATCGTGCAGGTTAATGAAGATGGTAAGCGCACCTATAAGACACCATCAGGGAAAAATTATCCTTCCCTGACTGGTGTTACAGGTCTGCTCGGTCGCGATGGTATTAAAGCATGGCGAGCCAGAGTAGGCGAAGCTGAAGCAAATCGTGTATCGCGTATGGCATCCAGCCGTGGTACATCGATGCATACATTAGCAGAACACTATATCCTCGACGATACAGAGGGCTTTGCTAATGTAGCACAAAAAGCCATGCCCGACGCAATACAAATGTTCAATACTCTCAAAGAGAAAATTGACATGGGCTTGGAAGAAATCCTAGCAGTAGAAGCCAGACTATGGTCAGACGAATTAGAAGTCGCTGGCACGGTTGACTGTATAGGGAAGTATATGGCTAAATATGCAGTAATGGACTGGAAGACTTCTCGTAAAGAAAAGTCCAAGGAACAAATAACCAACTACTTTTGCCAAGGTGCTGGTTATGCTAAAATGTGGGAAGAAAGAACTGGTATGAAAATCGACCATGTTTTAATCTTTATTGCCACAGAAGAAACAGGAAAGACCCACGTATATCATGCCTATGTTGACGAACACATCAACCAGCTTAAAGATCTAAGGGAACAGTTC